GCGTCATACGGGACGCGGTCGCGCCGCACGCGGTCGGGAATCTTCTCGCCGGGGACGAAGAAATGCGGCAGGACGTCGAACCCGCCATCCCCGTCCGGAAACACGGCGACGAGCGCCGTCAGATCTTCGGTCGCGCTCAAGTCCATCCCGACGTAACAGCGCCGGCCGCGCAGGGCGGCGCGATCGAGCGGCGACAGGCACGCATCCCAGGCCGTGAGCGCCAACCAGCGACTCGCCTGTTCGGTCCACTGGTTGAGATACAACCGGCGAAAGTTGTTTTCCTGCGCGGGGATTTCTGTCGCCCGGGCAAAGGCGATCTCCATCTCCTCGCGGCTGCGGAAATCCCCGAGGGCGGGGTTGGCGTGCCGCCACACCTTGCGATTCGTCCAGTCGGCGTCGATCGGCGCCTCGTAGAGAATCGGCAGGAACGTCGGATCGAGCTTCGGATTCTCCAGCACTTTCTTCGCGTGGGCGTAGAGCTCCCACAGGATGGAATGGCGGTCGTAGCCGGCGGTCGAGATCACCAGCAGCAGTGGCTGTGTGCGCCCGCCCATCGAGGTGGACAGGACATCGTACAGGTCGCGGCTCCTCGCCGCATGGAGCTCGTCGTACACGATCATGTGACTGTTGGCCCCGTGCGCGCTATACGCCTCGGCCGAGATCGCCTTGTAGGAGCTCCCGCTCGGCCGGTGCACGATCCGTTTCTGGCTGTCGACGATGTAGCATTCGGCATCGAGCACCGGATCGTTCCGAATCATCTGGGCGGCGACCCCGAACACCAGGCCGGCCTGGTCCTTGTCGGCCGCCGCCGAATACACCTCGGCGCCGGCCTCCCCATCCGCCAGGAGCCCGTACAGGGCGATCGCCGCGGCGAGCTCAGACTTGCCATTCTTTCTAGGCAACATCAAGAGCGCCGTCCGGTACTGCCGGAGGCCGTCCTTCCGCTTCTTGAAGAGTTGCTTCAGGATGCGCCGCTGCCACGGCCGCAACTGGAACGTCTGCCCGGCCGCCGCGCCTTTGGTATGCGTGAGGCTGTTGATGAACCCGATCGGCTCCCTAGCGGGCGCTGGAGGCGCCGTGGGGCCATCGTGGCGCGTGGGTTGGTTGGCGTTCCATCCGCCTCGCCGGTCCCGTTTCTTCGGGGGGGCCGGCGGGTTCGCCAGGGTTACGTGCCCCATTTCACCAGGGTTACGTGCCATGCCGTGGACTACTTCGCCAAGGTTATGTGGCCTAGGTCAGCCATGGGTCAGGTTTGGGCAAACAAGTAGTTGGGGCCGCTAGGGTTTGCGACGCAAAACGCGGCCAACTTTTCGACCGCCCCCCGTCGGCGCGCGTATGGAATCGGTACAGATTCGGCGGATCTCGGGTCTCCGGGTCTCTGCGGATCTATGCAGATCGCACGCATATCTATGCACCGGCCTTTGTCTTGGTGATATGACACACGGCACACAGGGCCTGTAGGTTCTCACGGTTCCAGAACAACCCGGGATCGCCATCATGCTTGCGGATGTGGTCCACCTCAAGGGCCAGCGTCACGTGCCCACACTGTGCGCATGCATACGCTTGCTCCACCAAGACCTGCTGCCGCAGACGGAACCACCGGGCCACCCGGTACCACCGACGCACATCCACGTTGGAGCGCACGGCATGGCGGGGGCAGGCCCCTCGGGGGACGAGCGCCGAGCACCCAGGCTGCGCGCAGTACTGCATCAGTCAGGCTCCATCGGTTTACCGAGCGCGTCAGCAATCAGTCGTAACGCACTGAAGGCCATCAGCGCGTCGGGCTGCTCCTCGCTGTTGTAGTAGCCGTTCACCGCACCGGCGATCTGGAGTTGCTGCTCCTTCAGCCGTGCGATCTCCTGCGCCTGCTGGGCGGAAGCCTCTCGGGCGCGTTCGATGGCAGGCCAGATGTCATCCAGCCGATTCCCGCAATTGGCGCAGAAATGACTGTTGTTCGATAGTCTGCAATCCAGCATCGCCTTCACGTCCTGCCAGCGCGTGGGCTCTCGCATCAGTGCACCACTGGCCCTACCGACTGCCGCTCCGCGTGATACGCCGCCGCCTCATGCAGCAGCGCGTCCTTCTGCTGCAGCAGGCGGTAGCGCATGTCGGCGTACTCGATCGTCAGCCGGCGAATGTCGGCCTGGAGATCGGGCGTCGTCATCACGGCGTTTAGCGTAATCAGCCGATCCTCGACGGTTTTCAGATCGGCCAGTTTGTCATCGACCAACTTCAGCGCGTATTCGAGGAGTGTCATGGTTTCCTCGTTTTCAGGATTACGGCCACGCGTTCGATCGCATGGTTGACAGCCTCCAACAGATCGCCGAGGCGCCGAATCTCCACGACCATCGCGACCAGAGCGACCAGCACCACGACCAGGACGCTCCCGACCAGCAGCGCCGCCGGCATTAGCGGACGCGCACGAAGAAGACGGGCGCCGGCGCCGACTTGCCCGAGGGATCCGCGGCTGGGTAGTACCACTTCTCCCACTCAGGGTCGCCGGCGCGATTGCACACGGGCTTCGCTTCGGCACTTACGCTCGAAAAAATGATGTCGTAGATCCCTCCCGTGGTGCCGGGGATGTTCATGGCGAGCATGACGGCGTCCACGGCGTGACCGTTGTACTGGTTCTGGCCCTCCGTTTTGGCGATGTGACCCCAGTAGCCCGAGCTCTCGGTGTGCAACGCGTCACAGCAATCTTCCGTAAACTTCCCGCACCCTTCGTGCGTCCACAACTGCGGCTGCGTCTCGGCGTAGACGCGGTTGATGATATCCAGCGGGACTGGCGGCCCCGAACTCGGGGGCGGCGTCGGACTCGTCTCCGCGGCGAGTTCCAGGACGACGTCATCGACTTGCAGCCGCGCTTCATCGTCGGCCGCATCGAGGACGAGAAACCCACGGAGGCGTTCGGGGAGGTAGTTCGGCGCCGACACGTTCAGCGTCGTGCCCTGCTGATCCGGCGTGCCGTCGCTGACATAGCAGACCTGCCCCTGGCGGCCGGTCGGGTGCGTATAGGGCACGCCGGTGTAGGTGCCGCCGCTATCGGGCGTCAGGGTCACGGTCGCATCGACAGGCGTCGGATAGATCACATACGCATACGGCATGGCTACTCCTCCACGAGCGGGCGATTGCTCGCGATGATCGTGAACGCGGCGTCGAGGTCGGCCGGCTCATAGGGAATTTTCAGGTCGCGCAACTTGAGCTTGACGGCGACTTTGAGATCGGCGATCGAGGCAAACTTTTGGTGATGGAGCACGTCGCGGATGACCCGGACGATCAGCCGTGCATTCGATTCGTAATTCGTCATGGAAATCTCGCGCAGCGAGGTACTAATTCTTACGAATTAAAGAAACGGTACAAGTTCCTACTGTTCCCTGTTTACTGTTACCTGTTACCTGTTGCACCTTTTGTCACACGTGACAACCGCGTTACTTTTTCGCGGTGTTCGCGCTGTCTATGGGTATTTTTGAGAATGTTCGCCATCAGTTCGTCCACCGTTTCGTTGTGCCACTGCCCATCTTTTAACTGAAATTTGGCGAGCACTTTCGGCTTCACTTTCGCCCACTTGGTCGCATCGCCCGACGCGCGCGCGAGCACCCGCGGATCGTTCGGAATCGCCCCGCCGCGGAGCCACGCCTCGTCGAGCAAATTCCGGTAGGCGCCCTGCTCTTCCAGGCTCAGATCGACGACGGCGGTGCTCTGCCGCCAGCGATCGATCCACCACGTCATCCCGCGGAGTTTGGACATCAGCGCCCTCGGGCAATCGGTCGAATCAACGGGTCGTGATCGGACGTGACGAGCCGACGCAGACATTCGAGCCGCGTCGGCTCCTCGCGTCGCCGCGACCAAAGCGCTAAGATCAGCAGCAGCAAACTCGACACGGGCTCCGTTTAGACCGCAGCCTGTACCGGCTCCGCCGTCACGCTGTCAGTACCTTCAGCCTCATCCTCCGCGGTGGCCGCTCGCCGTACCGCGTCGTGATAATCAGCCTGCGCGCGCGCGAGTCGCTCGTTGAACAACTGACGGGCATGCTGGATGCGCCGGTCCATCAGATTCGTCGCTTTGGATACTTTGTTGAGTCCAGTCTTTTCCGCTCTGCCGAGTGCCATGCTCATGATTCAAACCTCCTGCTTTTGGCGACAGATTTAAGTTCACGGCGAACACGGTTCAAGCGCCGCATAGCCTCATCTGAACCGCCGTGGTCGGAATGCAGGCGTGTCGCCAGCGCCTTGAATCCGACGTCGATCAACTCCAGCGCGAGGGCGCGGTGGAGTTTGATTTCTGCAATGCGCGCTTGCCGCGCGGCGGCGAAGCGGTCAACGGGTTTGTGGAGTTTGAAGGCGGCGCGGCGCTCTTTCCTTTTCTGAGCTTCTTTCGGATGGAGGATGGTGAATAAACTCTTTGCAGACGTCTGCAAAAGGAGTGGATCCTCTCTGACCCGTTCCGCAAGATTCATGTATTCGTAGGCCGTCCTCTGACTGAGTGCGAAATTTGCTGATAACCATTTCGTCCACTTGAACTCCGCGACCTGCTCGCGGGCTTCCAGGAGTAATTCGCCGGCTTGCCAGTAGTGCTCCAAGCCGGCGTTGTTACCGGCGGCGATTTCCTCTTGAATCAGCGGCACGAGTACCGGCAATGGCCGGGCGATCTGTGCTTTGGCTTTGACGGCAAGCGCGGTTCTCATCGAATCCCCCATCGAATTTCGGACTCATGCACCATGTTGGCGATCTGCCGTTCGGCCTCTTCGGGGTCAAGCACAATGCGCTCGGGCGAGCGTTTGACCATTTCCGGGTACACCGCCGCATGCGGCAAGAGTCGTCCTGTGTCGCTGACGCAGATCAAACGCTCACAAACAGGGCATGCGATTCGTGTGCTGCGCGCGGCGGGGATGTTCTTGACTCGTCCCAACGACCCCATGCATTGCGGTAGCGGGATAGCCATTGACCTAGAACGGAATCTCGTCGGCCGTGGGCGGCTCGTTCGTCACGAGCCCCACGAGCTCAATGCCAAACTTGCTCTTCTCGGTCATCGCGATTACCGGGGTCTGCGCCTCGCGGGCCCGTTTCGCGCGGCCCGCGAGGCCGGTCTTGATGGTGGTGACTTCCTCACCGCTACTGAGGGTCACGCGGTACATGGTCACCTTTGGATTGCGGGTCGGCGCCTCCCGCACCTCCAGCACGCGGACCCACTCCCCCGCGGCGGCCGGCGGCGGCGGCGGGTCCGGGTCGGGCCGCGGTTTGGGCAGCGGCGCCGGCGGGGGGATCTGCGCCGCCGCGGGAATGTCGGCGACCTCGGTCTCGTCGAGCATGCCCAGGCCGCAGATCGACAGCGTCACGCGCCGCTTGCTTTTCGTCTCGGCGGTCATCATGGCGTTCGCCCGCGCCTCCCCTTTCAGGTTCGCGATCGACTTGGCGCCAATGCTCTCGTCCGTCCGGCCGTCGGGCAGGACCGCCCGCGCGGTGACGAGGTAGGTCTCCTCGACGAGCTCGCGGGCGGCGATGGTGAGCGAGACGTGGTGCAGTTTGCGCAATTGTTCGGTCGCCTCGCGCCGCGCATAGAGCGTGAGCTTGCCGTTCAGCACGATATATTCGAACGGTCGCGTCAGCGGATTGAGGCCGAGCAGTTCGCACACTTTCAGGTAATAACTCACGCGCTGCGCGGGCGATAACTGGCTGAGATCGGCGTCGAGCAGGACGCGCTCGGCCGTGGCCCCGTCGATGACCGGTTCGAGGGTATTTTCCATGGGGAAATCCTCTGTCGCACTCACCTCTTGACAGCCCTGATATGTGGTGTTAGTGTCTTATTCCCGCCGAAAAACGGGCCGTGTTCACGGCCCGTAAACAGACATACTTCACACTTATCCGAACATCCATTATCAGACCTTGAGCAAATTGCTCAATGTTTACTCCTAGTAAAACTACCAGTTTTGCTAGTCTTCTCAGATTGGGAAGACTCCATCGTGGCCTGCCGGGAGGCGCCCGCCGCGCGTGGATTCGTGTTATGTAAACTCGGATGATTGCCGGAATTGCCCGTCATTTGACGTGGGCGCCGGGTCGCCGTTTGGGAACGCCGCGCGGCCTTGGCCGGCGTCGGCCGCGGCGCCCGCAGCAGGCTCTCGAGCGGCACCCGGCACAGCGAGGTAATCCGGAGCGCCAACTGGAGCGGCGGCTGGCGGAGCTTCCACTTGTACATGCTCAAGAGCGCCGGCGAGATGCCCAGGTCGTGGGCGACGTCGTCCTGGGTCCGCCCCTCCTCACGAAAGAACGTGGCTAGATCGGGGTAGGTGCGCGGCATCCCGGCATTCTTCACACTTTGACAGGAGTCGTCAAGATCCAATGAAATCTGCGAGATCGTACCATCTCAATCTGTGAAGTTCCGTAGGACAGACGGCCACACTTCCATTGTTGAGCCCAATGCTTTACAATCTGTGAAGTATGAGCTGGCTGTCGCTGGAGGAACGCATCCGGGTCCGGGTCAAACATTTGATGCGCCACGGGGACGCGGTCAAAATCGCCGACTACAGCGCCAAGCGCCGCGCCCCCGAGCCCGGGCTGAGCGCCCAGAACCTCAGTTACTTCCTCAACGGCCACCGCAAGCGGCCCCTCGGGATCAACGACGTCGAAGATGTCGCGCTCTATTTCAATCTCAGCGTGGCGGAACTCTTCACGCCCGGCCACAAATCGGAGTTGTCCGGCCCCGAGCAACGCCTGCTGGCCGCCCATGCCGGCGCGTCCCCCGAGGTCCAGGCCGCGGCGGTCGTCCTCTTGGAAGCGGCCGACCGCGGCCCCAGCACCAAGGCGCCGCGCCGCCGCTTCGCCGGCGGCCACGCGATCGCCGCGCTGGCGACCCGGCCGACGCCGGTGCTCGACGCGTCCTAGTAGACTGGAGCCCGCATGCCCACGTATCTCACGGCGTTGATCGAGCGGTCGGTGCAAGCCTCGCTCGTCAATACCATCAGCCGCACCACCGAGCACATCGCCGAGGAGCTCGCCGCCGACCTGTTGCGGGATCCCGAATTTCGCGCGACGATGCGGACGCTCGTCCGCGCCGCCTTCGAACAGGCGCTCACCGAGTTGGCCCACACGGCGCCGCCTCCCACCGACCCGGCGCGCACGTAAACCCGCAATAGCCGTTCGGACAGGTCAGGGCCTGGAGGACGACCGGGGGGAGCCCGTCGGCACAGCGCCGCGGCGTGGCGCTGAACGTGGCGCTATGCGACAGCGACAGGCCGCAGGACGCGACGAGCAGCGCGACTAGCGCACCGGCAACAAGGCGAGCAGATGCGCGACGCACAAGAGCAGCACCGCGATCCACAGTTGGACGCGCCCCATCGCCGCGCCAATCACGCAGACAAACGCCGCGAGCACGAGCAGCAGGGACACGGTCAGCATGATCACTCCTCGGCCGGCGTGACGTCGGCGAGATTGCCGCCGCCAAACCGCGCTTGAAATTCCTCGTCGCTCATCACCTGCCAGGTGTGCAACCAGAGGTCCTCGACGATCCAGTCGGTCGGGCCGAGCGCGACCATCGTCACCGCCGTGTGCACATGCACGCCGCCCGTCCACTGCGGGTTCGCCGTACAGGCGCACGCGCCCGCCTGGAGCGGCGCCGCCGCGTCGTACTGTTCGGCGCGCACCTTGTAGGGTTTTTCGGTGTATTGCTTCTGGCCGGTCGCCATGATCCCCCCTTACGCGAGGCCGACGATCGCGGTGAAATAGGCGGAACAGTTCGGCCCCGCCCATCCCGCAAAATTGGTTTTCGCCACGGCCAGGTGTTGCGTGTCGGCCCCCGGAATGAGAAAGGCCGCGACCGGCACGGCGTTGTCGGCCGCGAAGGCGGTCGGCCCCATGATCGCGTTGCCGCCCAGAATCGTGCGCCCGCCGGGCAGCAGGAACGGCAGGTACGCCCCGCCGCCCGCCGGAACCGGCGGGTTATACACCTGCACGATCCAGATCAGCGTGTTACAGATCACCGTCGAGTAGTTCACCAGCACATGCGACGCGGCCACGCCCGGCCAGAAGTTGGCGACGTTGAACGGCACGGCCGCCCAGGTCGCCGTCCCGACCAGCGCGTCGACCGGATCGAGGATCACGTCCTTGATCGCCTGCTTGTTCCACGGGGTCCCCACGGCGCCGGTGCCGTTGTCGTCGACCAGGGCATTGAACGGGACGCGATTCAGACTCATGGGGTTTCTCCGGTCGTCGGGGGCGGATCGGTGCGCGACAACTGGCGCAGGAGATCCTCCAGCGTATAGCGGCTGGACGAGCTGTGCGCCTCATAGGTCGGGGGCAGCCCCGACGCCGGGCGGAAGCGCGCGATCGTCACGTCCTGGATGCGGTACGTGCCGACAATCGACGTCGGTGCCGGCAGGTTGACCGATACGAGCGCGCCCGACGCGGTCGCCGGATCGCGCGACTGATGGGTCAATGACTCCAGCACGGTGCTTTGCAGCGTGAGCACCGCCTGGCCACGCGCGGTCGCTTCCTTGATCCCGATGCGGCCATCCTGGATCAGCGTCTCGCGGACCCCCGTCGCGCTGCCGCCCAGGAGGCTCTGCAGCGTCGCCTGCGCGGCCAGGTCGTCGACGATCACCACGAGATCGACCGGGTCGCCGGCGAGAATCGGATAGACCACGCTCAGCCCCTGGCCCGGGGCCGGGATGCCGGTGAGCGTCGGCGCGAGCGTCACCGGTGTGCTATAGGGGATCGTGTTCTGGATCGATCCGTCGCCGCTCGCGGGAATGCCGGTGAGCGCGGACGCCGACAGGCCCGCGTAATGGATCCGGTTGTTGCCACTCAGGACCCAGCCCCCGGTCGTCGGAAACGGCCCGGTACCGCTGACCGGCAGCGTCGTCGCCCCGGCGAGCACCTGCCCGGCCTCGGCGACCAGGCCCGAGGTATTGGAGGCCGGCGGGCCGCCCGCGCCGAGCGCGCTATTCGGCGCCGTGTCGACGTAGGACGTCGTCGTATTGTCGGCGAGCGTCGCGAGCAGAAAGAGCACGCCGCTGTCATCTTTGGAGCGGTAGATCTTGCGCGCGGTGGTGACGACGGCGCCCGTCTGGGGGCCGCGCGCAATCCCGCTCAGGGTCACCGTCTGCAGCGCGCCCGCGGCCGTGGGCGGGCGCGTGACCAGGGCGCTATCGGGCGTCGTGTCGACAAAGACCGTCAGCGCCGCGCCGGGGACGTCCTTCACGAGATACAGCGTGCTGGCGTTGACTTGGGTGCGATAGACGCGCCGCGAGGTCACGCCCGCGCCGCCGTCGGCCACGGTGATCTGGACCGATGCCGTATCGAGTCCGCCCGTGTCCGTCGCGGCCGTGGTCGGCGTCACGGTGCCGACGTAGCAGCCCGCACTGATGCCGCCGCCGCCGACGTT